GGCGGCACCAACGGCATACTGGCCATGCTTCCGGCGCTTATGCAACAGCGCGGTGTGGATCCGAACATCCTGGCGCTGATGGGAAACGGCAACAACCGTAACGGCAACGGCTGGGGTGACGACCTGTTCGCCATCCTGCTTCTGTTCATCCTGATGGGATGGGGAGGCATGGGAGGTTTCGGCGGCGCCCGTGGCGGAATGATGGGCAACGGACAGGGCGGCGTGGTCCCCTTCGTGCAGAACGACGCGAACACCGCCGTGATCATGCAGGCCGTACAACGCAACGGATACGACATCCAAAGCCTGGCCACCGCGTTGAACACCTCTTCCGATGCCGTACAGGCCGCCATAAACAGTCTTGGCATGCAGATATGCAACATCGGCAACCAGATGGGCATGAACACCAACCAGATCGTCACCGCGATCATGCAGGGCAACAACGCCATCCAGTCGCAGATCTGCCAGTGCTGCTGCCAGACAAACGAGAACATCACCAAAATGGGCTACGAGAACCAGCTGTCCGTATGCAACCAGACAAACGCACTGGTGAACACGGCCAACCAGAACACGCTCGCATTGCGTGACGCCGGTACGGCCAACACCAACGCCATCATCAGCAAGCTGGACGCCATGCAGAACCAGGCGCTGCTTGACAAGATCGACTCGTTGCGCGAAAAGAACAGCACGCTCGTCAACCAGCTCTCACAGGAGCACCAGAACGCGTATTTCGCACAGGTGTCCGCACAGACCATCGCGCCTGTCAACGCCGCGCTGGGTGATCTGAGCGCCCGTCTGGCGAAGATTGAGTGCAACCAGCCCGAAGTGGCCAAGGTGCCGTACAGCCCGGTTGTGGGAATCCCCACCTGTGTGGCGGCCCAATATGGTCTTGGATACGGCTTCAATCCTTACGCCGCCGGTAATGGCTTTTGGGGTTAATTGAGGAAGGAGGCTATTATGGCAGTATATCCTTTCCAATTTGTAAACCGCAGGGGTTCTGCGGCCATATCAACCTCGGGAGTAACGGTCAATACCGACAATGTGGTGTTCTCCTTTCCCAACCATGCCTTTGTGAACGCATGGTACAGGGGGACCATCTACATTGACCTGGCGCAGGCCGTCCCCACAGGGACAACCGGGACGCTGCCGGTCCTGTTCGAGACAAACGGGGTGACACAGGCCGTGACCAAGTACAACGGGGAAGCGCTGACGGCGGCCGACATCCCCGGTACGGGAGTGTTCGAGTTCTGGTTCGACAGGACGACAAACACTCTGCAGATAATGACCGGAGTAGTTTAAGAACACGGAGGGAGGAATCCCTCCATTTAAAGAGAAACAATTATGCCTTTCCAGAATTTAAGAGTCAACAGCCAGTTTTACATACTCCATAAGGACGGGACGCCTTATGTGGAGGTCGGTGCCATTGCGGGAGTATCCAACCCGGTCCCGGACGGGACACAGCCGGTGATGTTCGGCCAGCCGATGAAGATGGTGGTGGACATCACCGTCAAGGTCGGCGAACAGACCGTCACGTTCCAGAAGATACCAGCGGGGGCGGACATCGCCGACGCGAATTTCCCCGGAGGCGGGAACATGGTCATATCCGGGTCAAGGGAGTCGATGAACTCCGAGGTGGCGGCCATGAGGAACAGGTCCGCGGAGATACTCAGGAGCATAGACCACCACCGTGCCATAGTGGACGCCTGCGGCAAGATAATGGAGATCCTGAATCCCGAGTTTGCCGAAAGGCAGAGACAGGAGGCGGAAAACAAGGCTCTCAGGGAGGAGATATCCGAGCTGAAGGCCATGATGGCCGAACTGCTTAAACCCGCGGAAAGGCCCAGTACGAACAATCCTAAAAAACAACAAGTATGATGATGATCGAGATAGAAGACAGCAAGGTCGAGAGAATGTCCGATTATGCTGAAAAAATGCTCAAGTATGGCGGCAAGCTCATGCAGTGCATTGAGGAACTCTCGGAAGGGAGCGGCATGGGACAACGCGACGACGGCTACGATGACTATGACGAGTATGACGACATGGGACAACGTGGCGGTTATGGAAACCGTGGCGGATACGGCGGAGGATACGGGAACCGTTATGGCGGCGGCTCGATGGGCCAGCGCCGCGGAGTGCCCGGAACAGGACGCTATTCAAGATACCGTTAGTTTAACCCACTGGGACGGAGGATTCCCCCCGTCCCGGCTAACAAGAAGACTATGAACAGGACAAAGGAACCTCTGGACATATATGATGACCGGCCAAAGGAGATGACGGCGTATCTCCGGCACAATGGCTGGCACTTCAACAAGAAGCTGTGCGACTTCGCCGTGTCACTCATGCGCAGGATGAACCCGGCAACCGGAAAAAGCGAGAAGATCGAACCCATGACCAAGGACAAGGTGGACGAGCTTCTGGCCAAGAACGGGGTCAGGGTGGAGAACAACACATTATATGACTATGTATACGTGGCCAACCAGGCAAAAGCGGACTGTTTCAAGTCCTCCATTGCCGACGAGCCCCATCTGGCACTCTACGTCAAGGATATCATAGATGACCATGACGCTCCGGAAGGCATGGTCATGTGTATGTGGTATGCGAAAATGACAAGGGCCGGGGAACCGGTGGAATGGGACGAGATGTTATGATCCGCCAGCGGTTTGACATAGAGGAGTACGGATGGAAGGTGGAAGTCTACTATGCCGTGGACTGTTACTACACCGACGAGATCATGGGCAGGCTCTATGACATAGGCTGCCGCGGGGATGATCTGGAAACGGCGTACAGGAACCTGTCCTCCGGCAAACCGGATACCGGACTCACCTATTCCAACTACGGCACAAGGCAGACGGTCATGGTGATAGGGACCACATCGTCGCCCGCCGAGTTCCAGAACTCCTATGACCACGAAAGGAAGCACCTGGAAGCGCACATGGCAAAGGCGCTGGGGATCGACCCGTGGGGTGAGGAGATATGCTACCTGTCCGGCAATATAGGACAGAAGATGTTCGACAAGGCCAGGTTGCTGCTGTGTGATTGTGAATGTTGTAAGAAACAGATAAAGGAACTTATATGAAAAAGAAAGAAATCAGGAAAGCGCTGGAAGGCGGCACGCCGTTCTCAAGCCTGTACTCCCTTCTCCCCTCCGGGCAGAAGGAGAAATTCAAACAGTTCGCCGCGGCATTCGGATTCACGGAGCGGCAGGTCAGGGAAAGACTGCGGAAAGAAACACGATAACTTCTCATTGACAACGGGCGCCCCGCATATTATTGTATGCCGCAGGGCGCCCGTTCTGTTTTTATCCGATATTTAATCTTTCCTCAAACTCCGCAATGATACAGTCTGCGTCACCACCATGCACCCAGTTATCCAAAACAGAGGAAAGAACTTCGATGGCTTTCCGTTTCATTTCTTCCTCTGCCATTGCAACGGCTTTAAGAGCACTTTCTTTTGTGATAACCGGGAAGTTGGGATTGACTACCACAAAACTCTTGATTTCAATATATTCTTCTGATTTACTCATTTTCTATATTATATCATTTTGAATTATTTTTTTATAACTACCGCCATTGTACTAATAGAAGTGCCACTCTCTTTAAACTCGCCTGCGCTGATTTCAAACACTTCTCCATGTACTTCTTTCAGCCAGTTGCGGAAATCAATACATTTCTTTTCCGAAGCAAATTTCCAGTGTTGGCTGGTTATTGCCGCAAGGGTTCCACCCTCTTCCAATCGATCATACATAAGCCTGACATGCTCTATATCCTGATTACTGGAAAACGGAGGATTTGCAATAATCTTAGTGTAACTACCTACACTGTCTTTGGTAAAGTCTTCATCAAGCAATATTACGTTGTTAAGGGTATGAAGAAATTCTCTGTTTTCCGGCATCAGCTCATAACATTCAACCATTACAGAAGGACAAGCCCGGTGGATTGCTTTTATAAGGGCGCCACGCCCGGCACTCGGCTCCAGTACCGTATCATCTTCATGTATCCCTCCGGCAAGCATAACCAGCCAGTCAGCAACATCGGCCGGAGTTTCAAAAAACTGGTAATCCTGCTGTAGGTTGCACCGTTTACCCTCTTTCAGCATGGAAAACACACGCTCCGGATTAAACGGGAATGTGAAACCCTGTATCTTCCCACCTTGCCATGAGCCGCCAGCTTCTTCTATCCACTTCTTTGCTTCGGCATAAGATTTTTTATTGAATTGAACTTGAGGAAGTTTGAGGATATTGTTCTCAAGAGTACAATGTTTCAGTATTTCTTCTACATTCCATTTTTTACCTTCGTCAGCCTGTTTCTTCTTTTCCCCAACCGGGGCG